TTTCTGCCTTTATCATTCGCGATTTAGGGCAAAACTGGACGGCAAGCAATATTCCCGCCTCTGTGTCGCAGATAAACTATCCGTTGCCCTGGAACCATGGTGGCTCTACCTTCCCCGCGTAATCTTATCCAGTGAAATCCATGAATATATGGCTCTGGCCGGGGGAAGGAACAATTCAAAGTATAAAGATGAGCCAAACGATAAATATGAGCATATGCAATTATCAACCGGAACTAAAAAGGGTTGGTTTAAGGCATGTACTCATTATCTTGACAAATGGGCATATGAACACAGAAATTTAAAAGAGGATAAATGGACGAATGGCAATTCAGGGGGACCGCATGAATAAAACAGGAATTGAATATTTAGATTATTCTTGGAACCCTATCGTGATGAGATGCTCCAGGGTATCCGCTGGCTGTAAAAATTGTTGGCACCTGACATTGTGTGACAGGCTCGCGAAAAATCCGAAGATTTCGCAAAAGTATAGAAATGTTTATAGCGGCCATCGGGGACCTAGAATCAAAAACAGGGAGATTAAGGTTCCCATGATATTAAAAAGGCCGTCAATCATCGGCGTACAGTTTATGGGCGATCTGTTCCATGAAAGCGTACCATCCCACATGATTGATGACGTTTTCGATGTAATAAGGGCAAGGAAACGGCACACCTTTTTAATCCTCACAAAGCGCCCTGGTCAACTGTATAAATGGGCGGACAGCACAAACGCGCGTTCGGATGATTTGCTGAAACGCTGTCCAAACGCATGGATCGGCGTATCAGTCGAAAACCAGGAAACCGCCGATGAGCGAATCCCTGAGCTCTTGAAATTACGGGAGTTTGCATCGAAATTATGGGTATCTTATGAACCGGCCCTTGGCCCTGTGCTTCTAGATAACGGGGAATCCTCATGGCTGACCTGTAACCATAAAAAATACGACGGCCATTGCTGTGAATCACACGACACGTTAGGTCACCATTTCCACGGCATTGACTGGGTTGTCGCTGGTTGCGAATCGGACGGAAACAGGCCTGGAAGGCCCGCTGATATACAATGGTTTCGGGATATCAAGGATCAATGTGTTGCCGCCGGGATCCCCTTTTTCCTGAAACAAATGGATGTTTCCGGAAAACTGGTCAAAATGCCTGATCTCGATGGCAAACAATGGGCGGAAATACCGGAATGGAAGAAGTCATTATAAAACTGCAGGGGTTAGTTCTGGAACTGATCACCCGGTATGTCACATAACGTCAACCTAAACTATAAACCCGGCGACGCAAGCCGGGTTTTTTAATGCCATATAGTAAAACAGTCCTTATTTAATCCCTTCAATCCCCTGCCTCATAAAGATCAAAGCAAGTGAGTTGACGCCGATGGGGATACCGGCATTGACTGACATTTCCCCGGTTGCTACGGCTCCGATGACTGAAGCAATTCCGAGAAATCCCGCCCATGTGGTTTTCTGTTCGTACCATTTCTTTTTCATGACGTCCCCCTGATGAATATTTTCATAAATAATTTCTTTGGCAAATCCCAAAGAATCGTTTTAATGATCGCGATTATAAAAAAAGCTACTCCGAATAGCCCTAATTTCAAGCCCGAAATCATAAGATCCCCCTATCAAGCAACTTTGAGAGTTTTTGATTTTCCATTCTTTACTCCGTTATACTGGATATGGATATGATTTTTCTCTAAAAGAACAAAATAGCAGAAACCAAGACGGCCGGTGATCCTGTACGCCCACGCTTCAGCTTGTTTCCTTGAAATATCCCTGATCCGCCAATCAAGCGCCCACCCCTTAAAATGCTTTGAATCTTCCCTGTGGATCTCTATCCCATCGCATCCGCTTGTAATTGTCGGGTTGTAGTTTTCGGGCGCGCACCCTGCAACGACGTTGATCATGTGCATCATCGCCGGTGACTGAAACATATTCGGATGAAAGGCGACGCCCGACTTTATTCTGATAATTACAGCGGCCATGTGAATACTCCATGTCTATGCAAAAAGAGGATTAATAAAAAAACGGCAAGGGCGGCTATTATGATTAAAGCGGTCATCAAGCATGGACCCCGTTTTTCTGTGCAACCCGTTTCGTTCGTTCGTCAATCCTGGCTAATAATTGACCCTGTTTCCGAAGCTCTATCATAATCTCATCGAATTTTTCATCGCCGCGTTTCAAGTCTTTTTCCATTTCGCGGCAATGAGCTTTAAATATTTTATTGTCGACTTTGGTTTCAATTGATTTTTCGTTTTCCGAAACGGTCTTTTTCATAACGCCCCACATTGCGGCCATACCAATTATGACGATGAAAAGGCTTAACCCCGGCCCGATAAAATATCTTACCTCCATGACCATTTTTTAACCTCTAGGCAAATATACGGCTTGAACGGCAATCATAGCGCGGGTTTCCAAGGGCGCGATTTCGCCTTCAGGCGAAAATGACCTCCTCGCCTGACGTTATTAGTTGCCCCCGAATGCCGAAATGCCGGACAGCTCAATCCATACGCCGATTTCAGGATCGTCAACGGCCGCGATAATGTGTGGGTGCGTTGTTGTGTTATTGGCGATTGAAGTGCCGGAATTCCAATACATAAGCTCAAACCTCGTGCTTCCGGTATCGACCACTATCGCGACATCCCCGTTTTCGACGTTGCTTGCCCCTGAGTTAATGGATGCAAGCGACCTGCTTGTCGTGTCGCCTGTCATGCCGCCAGTACACCACCAGATGTTAAAAGCCCTTGCCTGTCTCGGCCCCGAAAGGCCCCAATAAAAAATGGTCGCTATCAGAGCAACTACAAAGGCCGTGTAAATCAAAAGGGGATTTTTTAAATGTTTCATTTTTAGATCCTCACGCATTTGAGTTGTTTCTTAAAATTATGAAGTTTTTTATCTTCAATCACCCGGAACTGGTCGCCGGATGACACTTGACCCAATAAAGCGGCGTTAAGGTTCGTTTCCGTGACGTCGAACTCTATGACATCGCCCCGCTCAAGACTGGACAAGGAAAGGTCCCCTACGAAATTCACGAATAATCGAGGGTCATCGTGTTCACCTAGGATCCAATCCAAGATGGCCCCGGCCATTGTCGCATCGGTGATATATGGCAACTCGATGTTTTCTGTCAGCGTGTCGTATTTCGTGACACTGGCGGCCGCCGTTGATGTCACAATGGCCCGGTCTGATTCGATTGGTTCGGTATATCCTGACCAATGTTTTAAGTATCGGCCGGTCAAGGTGTTCCGGATTTCCGCACGCAAGGAATTATTCAGCCATAATTGATTTAGGTCGATCCGATGTCCTGAAATGGTTTTATCCGTGGTTTCCGATCCCGACATGTAAACCAAATGATGAACCCCGGCGTTGAAAAACTGCATTGATCGACATTGCCTGGCAATCCTCGAAAATAAATCAAGGATGGATTTCGGCGGCGTGGTCAAGCAAACGCCCAGGGTAAACGAATTCGATAAGTATTCGGCCCCACTGGCTGCGTAGCTGGTTGAATCAATGGACTCGCCAAGGATCTCAGTGATCATATGTTCTAAAAGATTGTCTGGCCGCTCTATCAATGCGGCTGCTGACCCGGTAATAGTTCCGCTTGCATCGTCCTGATATCCATCGACATTGGCGGCGACAATGGCCCCGATGACGGTATCGGCGACTGAATCAGATCCGGCGGTCACTGTTCCGGTCAATGAAGCCGTTCCGGTCCCTGTCGCGGCACCTGATATCGAAACGTCGGCGGTATCCGATTCCGGTATTGTGGAAATTTCAACCCATGCTTTTTTTATTGCAAGCTGGTTGCCGGTGTATGAATCCTGTCTTTCTATTTTCATGGTACAGGCTGAAAATTCGGACCATGTATCATATGATGTGCCGACCGCATACCATGAGCCCCGCACGGTCGTATCCGCGTCGGCTTCGTCAATCTCCAGCTTCCGAGCCGCGAAAGTGATATCAATATCAATATATGATCAGCCGGACAATGCGCCGACCCTGGCGCATATCCTCAATTGATACGGCGCGTTTGCGTAGGATCTCGCGAACCCGATTGTTGCCTGTGAATAATCCTTGACTGAAACGAATTCTGTGAACACCGTCGCCGAATCCCAATCGTCATCATGCCAATTAAATGGGTTTGATACGTTGCCGCCGTAGCCGCTGTTTATCGGGGTTTCCCATATAACAACCTCATCCCCGGTGCTACCGTGGGAATGTCCGGCGTCACTCGTGTCAAATGTATCCGTTATGCCGTCGGAATGGGTGACGTCCATCGTATTTGACAGCGCAACGGAAACCTGTTTTTGAATAATCGGAAGGGTTGAAAAGTCAATACATCCCTTACCAAGATAGCTCGCGTGTTCATCGCCGGTCTGGCCGGTGTAGGCTGTATAATCGCCGGTGTCCTGAAGGACTCCATCAACGTAAACGTCATTGATCGCTTTGACCGCGTGGCCGATAATATAATAATAATGTGTCTGGATTTCGGCGGCATTGGCGCCGACCCCATGAGACGCCGCCGTGGTTCCACCCTGAGCCCTGGCCGTGATGTCAATCGTGTTATTGACTGTGGACCTGCTATCATAGGTCATTTGCTCGACGTCGATCTGAATCGTTCCTGAATCGGGAAGGCCGGAAACGTCAGTCAAGTCAAGGGTCGGCGTCGCGGAATCGTCAAGAGATTCGGCAAGGGTCGTCAACCACCCGGAATCAACTCCAAGAAACGGTACTCTGGAGCAAGACCCCCAAACCTGGGGAAGCATTTTCCCGACGTCTGAAGGGTCCGCGTCGGGATAGTCCGTGGTATTGACAATGGTGATCGGCCATTTATCCTTATATGATAGCGTGACATCCGAAATTTGCAGGGAAACCACTTCCCGGGACATCGTGACAATGTTTTCTATTTCGCCTTTAAAGACATCGAAATCATCGGCGGCGGCCATTGCGTTTTCATGAATCTGTGAAGCAGTGACGGTAGAAAACGCCCAATCCTTTGCAGATAGTAAAGCCGAAAATGAATCATACCCGCCGACCGGAATTGAGTTCATGATGTCGACAATAAAATCCCCGGCGCTCAATTGATAATTCTTATGATTGATTCCCCCGGCTCGGATCGCCGAAAAGGATTTGATCAATGGGTCATAGTAATGATTATCGAACATGTTCCAGGGCGTGAAAGGCCTGGAGCAGAGGTATAGCGTAAGATCGGAAGGACTTGTGAACTCGAACTTTAAAAGCAGCATCGGCGCGACAAAAGGCCTGTCAATGATTTCCGCTGTATTTTCACTCACTGTTTTCATAACATTTCTTGGATCGTAATATTGAGGCTGGTATAATCGTTGTGAAAAAAGTCTTCACTCGGTGGCGGCTCGAACCGGGCAAGGCGGTAACTGTCGTCTTTATCTTTGATGAGCATCGGCCTGTAAAACCCGTCAAGATCCGTGAAAACCGATTGCATGTTTACCAGGCTCACAGCGTTGTCAATCTTTAATGTATATGCGACGGCCTTCCCGGTGTCGCCATTCTTTATCCCGCGTTCCTGGCCGCCTATGGATCGCGACCATGTCACGTTGTCCATGTAAGAATGTTTTGGCGACGGGCCGTGCTGAATTTCAAACGAGTAAAGGCCCGACATGATGATCTCGCCGCACATGATCGGGTTCGGCGGACTGTCAACGACCATTCTCCAATGTTGATGATTTGCAGCTGTTAAAGTTTTCGTGATATCTGAATTCCCATCCTGGACCCATGAATCAACGGCATTGCTCCATGATTCGCCGCCGTCGGCTGAATACTGCCAATAGCATGTACAGCCGTCGAAATTGTGATTCGTCACGAAAAGGATATCAACGTCTCGGATATCGGCGGTCGGTTGGGTGACAAGAAAATCATATGATGATCCCTGATCTCCGAAGCTGTCGCCGGAAAAACCGAAGGTGTCGCCATCGAACCCGAGCCCATCGCCTCCGCTTGAAGACTTCCAGAGGAAATTTTTTGACCAATCATATAGCCTGGAAACGATATATCCGGTGTCGGGATCGCCCGAAACCGCGACTTCCCCCAGGTCTAAAATATTGTATGATCCGATTTTAAGCGTTGATGCTGCCATATATCACCATTCGTCATCCCCTGGATTGTGTGCCGGGAAATAGGTTTCACCGACGCCCCTTGAAGCTGCCCGCGTCAAGGCCTCCATTTGGGAGGTCGCCAATTCATGGGCGGCCGGTGAATCAACCGCTGTCTCACTGTCAACATAGGTCACAACTTGGATATTCGGCCCATATGATTTCTTTGCGCTCCATGTATCGCCCTCTGATGATCCGCCGCTGCTTGGAGATGGTGGGGTGATTATTTGATTGACCGCGCCGCCGATACCATTCATGGTATTCATGGCGCTGTCGTAATCGGCAACGTTCTGGTCTGAAACATCGCCCCACGTATTCGCGTCCCTTCGTAATCCCATGACTTTATTTAGACTGTCGCCGCTCGAATAATATTTTATGTCACCCGTTGCTATGTTTCCCTTAACGGCCCCGCCCGACTTCCTCATGCCTAAAAGTGTTGACTGTGCCTCGACTGCATCCGCCGCAAATCCGGCCGCTTTTCTCATAAGCTCCGATAGGCCCGTCTGCATTGCCTTATATGCCCCTATAATTTCCTTTAGAAGATCCCAAAAACCCTGAGCCCATTCCTTACCTTTTTTGAACATGTTGACAATGGCTTCACCGCTGGCGTTGGCCCATTCATCAAGTTTTTCTTTCGGGATTGCTGAAATCTTTTTGTAGAGCTGCTCGAATATCGGCATGGCCTGATCAACTACGTGTTTTTTAATCGCCGATGTGAACAAACCGAATTGCTCTTTAATGTCCCCGACAAGGTTCATGAATTGCTGAATACCGCCCGCCGATGTTTTTGCAAGGGCTTCAGCCTGACCGCTGACCTGCTTTTCAATCTCTCCAAGCATGGCCACAAAATCCTTTGATTTGGCGATATCCTCACTAATCGTGATACCTATCCTCCTTAGTTCGCCCGTCATTCCCATTGAAGCCTTTCCGAGTGTATTGGCGGCTGATTTCATATCTCCGCCCATGAGCGCGGCAAGATCGGTCATGGTCTTCATGGCCCGCGGCATGACATCGTCCCCAATGGCCTTATAGGTCATTAGAAATTTAGTGCCGGTCAAGATGGCTTCGTCGCCGTATGTCGTCAAGCCCTGGATGGCTGACGCTGTTCTAAGGATATTATCGTATGATTCCGCCGAAAACCGGCCCATTGATTTCATGGCGGCTGTTAGGGTAGCCTCGGCTTGTTCCTGGACCTTGGATAGTTCTTCCCACCCGGAAACCATCCTTGAAATACTCTTCACAACCATTCCAAGGCCCAGGCCAAGAATGGCCCCTTTCAATGAGAAAACAGACCTGGCAAAAGATTTCATGGCCCCGCCCGCCTTTTTCGCGAATCGACTAATGGCCGTGGTCATATTCTTCTTGATCGACTTCTCGACTTTTTGGAATTGCTTGTCAGCATCTTTCGAAAACTTCTTGACAATCGGTGTGCCGTCGTCATCGACTTCGATTACAAACTTAATTTTTTCGTCGGCGGCCATAGTCTTTTATTTTTTCCTCGATAAAGATCATGAATTTTTTCAAGTAAAGCTGTCGTTGATCGGGCGGTATATCGTGCGCGTTTAATGATGATTCGATCAACCCGGAACTTATTTGACCGTTCGGCATGACAAGAATGCTCATGATCGGGTTCAAAACTTCCAGGAACTCTTGATTTTCCGGCGTCGGTATTTCGTGCTTATTGCAAATCGAACAGTCAATGTCATCCCGCGTTTTTGCCCCTATTTCAATCGCTCTATCGCACATCCGGCAAGCATCCGGTAGGGTGAGGCTCAAAGCGATAAAGCGCCTTAATTTTTTAATTCGGCTGCTTTCTGATCGCCCCTGATTCGTTCAAGGTTCGTGATCGCTTCAGTGACAAACTCATCGAAACCATAGGCGTGTTCTATCAGGACTTTCTTCCATGCCCCCGTACACTCGATTTCGTCGAACTCCATCCCCGCTTTTACTGGCAGGATGCTTTCGGCGACTTCCTGGGTCAATTTCCTCCAACTAATAATATGTTCGGATATGCTGTTAATCATCTTATCTTCGTCAATGATTTCTTGTTGTTGATGCTTTATCCATACCGTTTTGGTCGCTTTCTTTGTGAGGTCTTTCAAGGTTTTCTTGTCGCAATATTCAAGTAGGATTTCAAATCCATCCTTGAATTCAACCCACCCCTGGATTTTCCCCTTTTCGATTTCGAGAATTTCGCTAATCTCGACCATGATTGATTTCCCCCTTTTTTTATTTATGCGTTCGCCGTGAAGACCGGGCAACCGTGAACAGTGAACCCGATTGATTCTTTAATATATTCGCCGATAGGAACCGACACGCCCATGCCTGTAAAGATGACCCAACAATCGAAATGATCTCCGGTCGCGTCGTCATCGGGGTCATAGCTGAAAAGACGGACAAACCAATATGACATGGTTCCATCGGCTTCATCCTCGATGTCATCAAACCAGTTCGAGTTGACCATAAACCCCTCAACGGACCCGGACGCCGATCCCATGCCCGCGCCAAATTTTTTCCACGCGGCTTGAAAGGCTGTCAAGTCATGGACTTCAAGGCCGATATCCAAAGACCAGTTGAAAAGATATCCGGTCTTGATAAGATCGCCTGATGCGAGGTAAGCGCCGGTCCCTGTACACGTCGTTGTCCCTGGCGCGCCGTCGAAATGCGCCGTTCCACTGGCATAATCGATTGATAACAGATTGACGGAATTCGTCGGGGTGAATGTGATTGTTGCGTTCGGGTTCAAGATCCGTTTATCCGAATCGGAGATTTGTGCATTTGACCCGGTGACGGTACACCCTTCGCCTGATAGATTTGACCCATCGTCATCCCATTTATAAACAATGCCGAGTTTTCCATGTGTCTCAGCCATGACAAAACACCTCGATTGATATTAGGTAAATGACAGAGCGCCGGAACCCTGAAACGTGCAAGTAAGCGCTACAATGCCGTCAACAGGTGCGCTAGGATTGAACCCGGTAACGAATATTGTTCCACTGAAATATTCCGTGGAATTAATATAAAACCTTGCGATTGCCGTGGTTCCTGTCGGTGCCGCCGCGACGATCAAATCTTGAATGACTTTTTGACCGTTGGTATCCGAATAGTCAAGCGCCGCTGAAAATGACCCCGACCATTCCCCCAGGCCCGCAATGAATGATTTCCAGTCTTCACCATGTGCGGTGACTTCCGGCGCTCCTAACCCTACGTCAAGGCTCCATTCCGTCGTATGCGCGACCTGATTCGTGGTCAATTTCACGCTTCCTTCTTTTCCGTGTTGTTCGGCCATTTTCTTCTAGCCCCCGTATTAATAAAAATTATGGTGATGCAAAATCATATCGATATTGAATTTCAAGCTCTATTTGCAAAATTCCTGTTTTGCCGTTGGTTCCGCCGAAATAATGATTGAAGTTTTTCATGTCTGTGAATTCTGAATATGCCCATGATCCCGATGTATCTAAAAGTTTTTCAATGTCGGCGGACAGTTTTCGTATATTGTCGAAATCCCTGTGTTGAGCGTCAACATATCCGGTTAACCAGACATGGAGCGTCGACTCACTCCGACCATGGGATATATTTTTTCTTTCCCGGCGGTCGCAAAAGATACCAACTGATGGCCTGTTGACATGATCAGTAATAACGGTCGGGCCCTCCAGAACTTCCGCGACATTGGTCTGATATCCGTGTGCGACCGTGATTGTTGCAAGCGCGGTCCTAAGCGCATCTAAAGCAGTATTTTCGGTTGATATAGCCATTTCGTTAAATTCTCTTTTTTACTTCACTCGCAATCCGTTTTTTGATCGATGAAATCCGGCTGTCGACCGCTGGCCGCATATATGGTCGCTTCGGGATCCTCACTTTCTTTTTAAGAACAAAAAGCGGTACCACTTTGTTTCCGCGTTTCTGCATGATCAGCGGCGATTTCCGGCCTTTCCCGGGTGGCAAGAAGAAGGTATTGTTGAATGATCTCGCGTTGCCCCTGGCGACCCCTGCGCCGGTCTTTGCGAATTCTGTGGGGATAGTCAACCACTTCGCCCTTTTCGGTGTGATGACTGCGCCCTGCTCGTGTACCCTGGCATATTTAACGCCTGATCCGCCGGCCGTTATAATTCCGAAAGTCTTTTTTCCTGATGCCTGAACCGACACTTGAATCGAGTTTCTTAACCGCCCCGACCTGACATGTAATTTTTTATCCGATAGGTTCCGCATGGCCGCGCCTTTAATACTCATCATCTCACTGTCAAGAGCTGCATGAACCCCGTCGGTAAACATCCTGGGGTTTGCATTAAAAGATCCTTTTCGGCTCATTCTCATCATGCGATTATTTTCCTTGCATAGCTTTCTAACACCATCTTCGTGTGAGGCAATAAAGCACCGGCCTCGATGATCGCGATTGATCCATCAGCGGCGGCAATTGAGGAAACCCCTAATTGCCCATCCTTTGGGCCCTCCCGTATTTTAGACGCGCACTCTTCAATCAAGGCCTGAACAAGATCGGTTGGAACTGTCTCATAGCCCGCCGAATATTCCAGTTCAATGTTTTGAATTCCGCCTGAAAAGTTGTAACCCCGCATCCCTAAAAAACCGCTGGCCTTCGACTGAATAAACCAGCCGGTATTGTAAATACTGGTTGATTCGTCAATCGCTGTTTCGTTGATTCTAACCGTCGTTATACTGATAATGGGCCATTCTTTTACGAGCAATAGGTTGGTTCCATCGCCGTCATATATTGCCCTGTCGGTATCCTTGTTGTCGCCGGTGTATGAATATGTGGCCTGTTCAAATTTCCGGTCACAATACATTTCGGCAAGGGCTTGAATCCTAGCGACAAGCAACCCGATTTCCGTGTCCCATGTCGTGACGGTCATATCTATGTAAGACTTGACGTTTGCAGCGGTTATGATTGCCATGATTAAATCTCACTTCCTGATTATTGGCGTCTTGACGGCTCTATTTTTCGGCGGGCACTGGAGGTCTTTTACTCTTCGGCCTCTTCTCTTGCCGGTCCCTTGCCGACGATGTAAGGAATTTTTACAACCTTTTCCCATTTCTTCAGGAACGCTTTGATCGTCTTTTCCGGCCATTTGGGAATATCCTCCCTGTTTATTTTCTCGAAACCGACCATTTGATCGCCGGTGTATCCACTGAAAATGTCAACGGTTCGCTGATGAAAGTTTTCAAGATCCGCTTTCTCTTTCGCGCCCGCCTTTTCTTTCATTCCGGTTGGTCGTTTCCGTTTTTTCGACTTAGATTCAGGCACTGGCGGTTCCGGCCTGAATGCCTCTTTTTCTGTCGCCTTTTTTGCGAATCCGTTATCAATGAAGGCCAGTCCATCATTTTCATTAACTTCGAATATCTCGCCGTCAATTCGCTTCCCGTACCTCGAAAAGCCCATTGACGCGGTCGCTTCGATGAACATTGTTTTTAATTCAGCCATGATTTTTATTCCCTCCGTTTTTAAGGTGCCGGGTGATGCCCCTGTGGAAAAAGCACCACCCGGCGGCGGGTTTGGGGTGGATGGATTATCTTACACGCTCATATCGGACGGTAGCGCCATTAATATACGTTGCAGAACCGGTCGTTACAGATCCCGTTTCATCAAGAATCAATAAAAGCGGTGACCCGGCGGGCGCGGCAAAGATCCCGGCGGCGTTGTCGACCTGCTTTGTCGCGTTGCTAACAGTTAATGAACCGATCTTTTTCATAACAAAAATTCGAGCGCCAGCGGCCCATGAAATGTTTACGGATGAACTGTCACTGTTCCGCCTTGCAAAATTCGACATTCCGGACGTCATTGTTGCAACTAATCCCGAAACGCTTGTGATTTCAGCCCACGCACAATTTCCAGCCCCGTCATCAACGACGACAAAGGTTTCGGCTTCAACCGCTGTTGCATCGGCAGCCGTTAAGAACTGAAGCGCCGTAGTAGCCCCGGAAACGTCTTGATAGCTTGTATAATAAGCGCTGACGCCATAAGCATCTAATTTGACGGCCGATGTTTGGGCGGTCGCGTCGACGTAATAGCAAACCGGCTGTGCATTAGGGTCGTAAGGAAAAGCAACTCCGCACCCGGAAGTGCCGGACGCGACAAGCGATGACAGCTTGCAATAATTGTCCGACTCGGTCCACACTGTATCGCCCTGTGCAGCCATGACGGGAACAATGGAAAGAAAAAGAATCAAAGCGGTTAAAAGCGCCAAAATCCCCATGTGTTTTTTTATGGTGTTCTTCATTTTTAAGACCTCCGAAAAGAAGATTTTATTAACGTGATAGGTGAATCAAAAGCCCGGCTTTTATGTGGTCGGAACGCCTTCACATTTCCCGAAATGCGATTCGTCGTCCATTTGAAAACCCTTCCGGATTTCAGCCAAGAACCCGACTTGGTTCCGTTCCCATCCATCGCCGAATGGATTGACTTTAATGATGACCTGGGCGCGGTTTCCGATATAAGCCGACTCTGCAAAGGCCCCGGCAAAAAGACGGGTTTTATCCGAATTGGTTCCGAGGGTGTTTGAGACATTGCCATCAACGTGGAAAGGCTCGCCCCAGAGGGTGCCGACCTTTTTAGCTCCGCCGCCACTGTCGCCGGGCATTTTATAAACATACTGGCCCTCATTATCCTTGATTTTCATCAACTGCCTGACTGCCTTTGTGTTCCCGACAACGTCGATTTTCTGCGCGTTCGGGACGTTATCATAGCAATCGAAAATAAGATCGATGACATCGTCGAAATCAAGCGATGATCCGGCTGAATTGTTATTCGTTGAAATCTGATCTGCAAGACCGCTGACCGGGTCGGTTGCCGTTCCTGCGCCCCTTAAAATAGCCTGATCGAATGCGCTGTCGATGGTTTTTGCAAAAAGGTTATAAAGCACTTTGTCAACGGCGGGATCGCTGTCGTCAAGAAGCTGAGTTGACACGTAAACCATAACCGCACAGACATGCGCCGTAATCGTCATTTGACCAAGGGTGAAAGTCGATTCCTGCTTGACTCCCGTTGCCTGTGTGGTGGCTGTGTTGCTGGTCGCTTCAGGTATCCAATAAGCCGTAAGGCCCGATGTCATGGTCGGGAAAACGATAGAATTCGTTTTCATTGGAATTTGCTGACAAAGGGGCGCGACAACGTTGAAATTGTCAGTCAAGTCAATGAGGGTACGGCTTTCCTCGGTCGGTACAAGGTAGCCGCCGCTTGCATCTCCCTCTGATAATGACTTTCCCTCGGCCGTCTTGATCATTTTCCGCAACATGGCGGGATCTACGCCGTCGATGGCCTTCAAATATGCTTGCGCCTGATCCTCTTCTTTTACGTGTGCAAGGGTTTTGCCTTGAGCGTGGCGAATCGAATCACCCAACCACTGTGAAAATGTGCGGGTTTTCTTTTCATGCCTTGCGGCCAACTCATCGGCCGTCATAACCTGATTTTTACTAACCGCTTTCAAGTTTTCCTCGATTGCGGCGATACGGGGAAGGATGCTTTCATCCAATTGTTTCCCCATGGCTTTTTCTAGAAATGCTATAATTTCATTCGGTTTCATAATTTTTAATCCTCCGATTTCTTGTTGAATTCAAGGGTGTTAGGGTCGACGATTCCCAAATCTTTTTCAAGGCCGCCGACTCTTTTTCCAAGTCGATTTAACATGTTGCCGGTCGCTGTGGCGACGATTTCGGTTAATTGATCCTCTGTTATTTCTTCCGGTTCGGGTTCGGTTGTCATTGATTCAAGCGCCGTTTCAAGGTCTTCAATAACGATTTCATCGTCATCGGTTCCGTCGTTATCCGGTTCGACGCTGGTAGCCGGTTCGACGGGTTCGGGTTCTTGTTTGTGTATATGAGCGCTGATCTTTTTTACTTCAATCATTAATTCTGCCATCCTGTCACAAAGGACGTCGACGGCTGTTCTTTTTGGTTCCTTGATATCTCCGTCAATACCTTCAACGGCGGTGTATGTGGGCGGTTCCGATAACGGTTCGGCGGTCATGGCTTCAGCTAATGTTTTGAAAGGGCTTTCTTCCGATTTTTGGCCCGGTGATTTTTGCCATTTCGTCAAAATAGCGATATCGTCATCGGTCAAGATCCCCGCGTCTTTCGCCCGCACCATGATCGCGTTCGGGTTCGATGGGACTGTGCAAGCCGACACTTCCCATAATTCCTGCTCAATGAAATCGATTCCCATGCCGCCACTTTCGCCGCGCTCGACCCATTCATACCTGACCGGGTTAAAACCGACAGAGACGGTATTCAGGAAGCCGTCGCGATACATTTTATATATCTTATTCTCGAAAGAGTTTTCACCGACGGTATCAATTCCAGGGAATTCAGCCTCAATCATGAGCGCCTTGTTTTCAGTCCAGACTTTCGGAATTCGACCGACAGGGGGAAGGGAATAGTTGTGGCCCCATGGCATGACCGGGTTTTTTAAGAACTGTTTCCATGACCAACCATCAACCCTGATCGTGTCATTATCCCTGTCAATGTCTTCAGTCGATGCGATAAACGTAATCCGCCGTTTTTCGTCGTCTGATTCCTTGACTGTGACGGCAATATCTTTATGCGCTCGCGGGATAGATCCGCCGTTCTTTTCCGCTTCTTTCAAGAGTTTTAAAAATTCTTTATTCATCGGTAATTCCTCCGATATTGATTCGGTCGTGTGACGTCTATTGTTTTATCCGGTAAAAGACCTCCGGTGTTGAAAGAACTCCCGCCCATTTTCTTGAATGTAACCGTGTACCCTGAATCGTCATCAGGATCGAAACCGCTATCCTTGCGCCGCCATGATTGTGCGTTCCCGTTCCAGATGTGGACAGCATTCGACGGCGGCTCAAGTTTCGGCCCGGCGGCGAAGTGTGTTAAAAATAGGACCTCCCCGGCTCCCATGCCCGGTGTCACTATATATGGGGACGTGGTCTGCATGTTTCCCCTCAAGACTTCTGTTACCCCACCTGTGCTCGTTATCAACACCGAATCAACAATCTCGACGCCATTATGCAGCGACACCGATACCCCTGATCCAAAGTTGACCCTCGCCCACACGGTCACGGAAGATTCCTGCCCGGCCGTGAAATTATTATCCATCGGGCCGGAAGTCGAAAGAGGGATTGACGCTCCGGACGCATGGTCAACATAGGTAATTGAAACACCCGTTTTCCCCGCTGTTTCACAGATTTCTATTGTGTTGGTTCCGTAGGGGATTATTTCAAAGTTGACTTTTTGGATGGCAACATCGTCAATAATGAATTGAGCGCCACTGGCAGTCTGAGTCATGACATAAAAAGTTAAAGTGCCAGTAACATACGCAGGTATATACACATAATAGCTAACCTCACCAAAGGCTGCATAACCTACCGATATTACCTTTTGGTTATCAAAAACACCTCCGCCTGCACTATTATAAAATCGGAATAGGATATTTCCGAAAATCCGTTTAAGCTGAACTGACACTCTAACCAAAGATCCAGCCGTATATCCAACTACAGCATGTCTGAACCCCTCATTGTTTGAGCTTGCGTTAATAAATGCGGCACTTACACCAGAATGGCATTCCGTGGTTGACCCTGACTCCCCGGCGTCCATATTATAATTAGTCCACTCATCAGGTATCCAGGGATCTCCCGATCCCTCAGTCTCAAACCCACCATTCACCACAAGCTCCGGATCGCCCTCTGCATCCCCCAGGACTGAGCGGGTTGCGATTTCCCTGAGATCCCAATCACGGATAAACATCGTTTGGCCCGAGTTTAAATTTGTGGTCCAAACACAATCTGATCCTGGGGATGTCGCGATAAAACGCAAAGAAATATCTACCCATTCTGTTTCGTGAATACTTCTTGTATGAATTTTACTCCCGATATCGGGGTAGAGCCTAAGCTGACCATATCCTGTATTCAATTTCACCGTTCCTGTGAATAGATACCCGTGTCCGATGGTTAGATTAGATGTGAGATCTGCTAAATCTCTCAGTCGATTAAATACCTCGCCACCAGTTGTTGATTCGATGGCCATCACAGAGGCCCCTGTAACGGCGTCAAGGACGGTATAAACGGCACATCCTGCACTGGCCGCCCAACTATGCACGCCGCCTGTCTGAAAATTCGTAACTCCAGGGTCAACCAAACTCACCCCGGGATTGGCATAAACATCCTCAACCGCAAGAGCCGATTTATTCGGATTGTGAGTCCATGCGTCGGTATATCTCCATCCTGACCCGGCAACACCAACCCGGCCTTTTATAATCTGTGCCGGTGATGAACTGTCTGTTATAGTCACCATCCATGGCTTTGACGCCCCTGAAGCGTAATCATCAAGGCTTCGGCCTGGACAATAAAGCCAAGCATTGCCCGCTGTCAAATCAAACTGAATACTCCCAGGACACACCGCGAATGACGACGCGCTTTGAGCTAATGCGACGCCCGGAAGCATGATCGATATTGTCAAGATTATTTGGATAAACCTTTTCATTTATTGATCGCCTTTTCCTTGACGGCTTTCTTTTTCCATTTCAGGTTGCATGGTTTCAGGTTTTTCGGGTTCCCGTCCTTGAATTTGATTTCTTCATCCACTTTTTTCCTGCCCTTGAACCCTGTCGCGATTATTTCGGCGGCTTGGACCCAAACCCGTTGACCGTCCTGTCATGTAGGGCATAGGGTTATTCCGTCTTTATCGACCTTCGTCATAAGCGGCTTTTTCGTGTCTGCTTTCCTGACCTCGCCGTCATCGCTGACTTCAATTGTCGTGCAGTCGCCGTCTTTGACTTTGACTTTTTTCCATTCTTTCGCATGCAGGTCAAAGGCGATGACAAGTAATGCCGGAACGATAAGCAGGATGAAATATCCGATGATTTTTTTTTTCATCATAACCCCTTAATAATTCAAGTAATGAATGGTTGCCTCGACGTCGCCTGACTCCGATATGGCACGGATTTTGTACCACATTTCGCGGCTGATAATCAGGGGCAGCATTTCGTCGTAATAGCCGCCCTTGCTGATTGTCGGGTCGGTGAATCCATCGTCGATGATCCTGACCGCTCCCTCGAACGATATCCATACGCGCTTGGTTCCGACGGGTGGATCTCCAAGGGTTTCCCAAAACGAATAAACGGCCGTGGCCGTGATCGTGACAATTTCGGCCGGTGCGATGACGTCAACCTGTGGCTGTACCCAATTGGCCCCGCCGGGCAGCTTGATTAATTTCCCAGTCATACCGTCAAGCTCTGTAACCCCTGTCATTAGAGCGCCCAATCTCATATGTTTGTTTGCAGGGACAATAATCGGATAGGCATATGGTGTCGATCCTGAGTCAAGCGGTTTCCCGAAATAAATGATGTGCATTTCAGCGGCCGCCCATGCTGTCGCTGTGTCTTCGCTGGCAGTCCAACCGACAATAGTCAATGAAACCCCTGAATAATCCCCGCCCGCGCTTTGCTGTTCTATTGATGGCGTAACTCCGGTCAAGGCAAACGCGTAGGCATTCTTTGAATTGTCAATCGCGAATGTTGAACCGCCCGACGTTCCCGGTGAAATAATATGGAACACCGACGCGCCCGACGTTGTATTGCCCTGACTGGCAAGGGTCGTGTTGCCGGAAATATCATCCGGCAAATGAGGCTCCGTGGTGCCGGAATAGATCGTCATATCCCATGATTCGATGTTCGACGCCATGGACGGCGACACAAAGACCGCGATTAAAAGAATTGTGATGAAAGCTATTGAATATTTTTTCATTGTGTCATTCCTCCGTGACGACTGGCAATATTGCACATCGACAATTTATATCCTCTTCGGCGATTCCGGTTCCACCCGGATAGAGCGTGGTTCCGTCGCCGACTTCGAATTCCTGATTAATAGGGATCGCGCCGTCATTCTGATATCGGGCGCTGGCTTCGATGTGTGAATCCCTTGCGCCTGATCCGGCGCTCCATTCCTTCCGTTCGACAACTCCCGATTGATAATAGCCTTGAAGGTTGCCAAGATTCGAAGCCGCGTTTATTTCGGTCCTGGCAATACGTAATGACCGAACCTGTTTCGCTTCTTTAAAAACATTCCTGATCCTGGCGCTTATTTCCTGCATGGATTCCCCGGCGTCAAAACCTTCGGTCAATGCCGTCTTGATTTTGTCGTATGTCGTTTGATTGACTGTTTCCTTGATTTTATCGATATGAACACCGATTTCCCGGCGTATGACGTCGCTTTGCACATCGAAAGGTATATCGAGGCTCAAGAAGGAAATAGCGTCCTCACCTGCCGATTCAACGGCCATGGTGATATAAGGCGTGATACCCTCTGTTAATGCGACGTTCTCCTTGCTGACATTGATATTGATCGAATCAAAGGCCTCTTTCTGCTCTATCCATGCGCGCATTTTCGAGAAAGACATGCCTGAGGTCGCGCCCTCGATGACAGGGTGTTGCGTGTCAAACCGTTCGATAACTTCGGTTTCCTGATCCCTGAAATATCCCTTGAGGTACGATTCAACCGGCCTCGCCCTTGAAATAACTTTTCGGGCATGGTCGGCTTGATATCGGCGGCGGCGTTCGTCGCTGACTTTGGCGACGTTTCCTTGCTGTACGGCTGTCGCCTTGGCCCCTGGATCTGGATCATTAAAACTTTCCCCCGCTGGAATAAGATTGATTGGAAGCCATGGAACCGTTCCCCATCCGGCCGGGTCAAGCCCATCTTTTTCCCGCTCTTCATTGATCGATGAATAGCCGGTCTTTAGGTTCGATTCCCGTTCCTTGAGCCTGTGTTCCTTGTCTTTCGGGACCGGGCTCGAGTAATTCATGGACAGGTTCGGGTCATACTTCGATATCACTTGATGGCTGATAGTTTCGGCAAGCAGGGTGATTCGTGGAGCGATAGCCTGTGAATTAAAGATGGTATCGAGGGAAACCATGTTCGCCCGATTGACATCTTTAACCGTGCCAAGCATCCCGGCGGGGACGGCGTATGTTTCGAATATATCTTCTTTGGTCCATCCGGCAAGGCTCATAAATTCCATGTCGGTATTCGACATTGATATCGTTTCCGCCTTCATGCCATGACCAAGAACCGCCGGTTCAAACTTGTCGATGCCCTGGTGTTTCTTTTTCCACATGGCTGAAACCCGATTCGCGTCGGGTTCATTGATTCGCTGTTCCGTCGTCAAGAGGATCGCGGGAAGGGCGTTGTTTTTCAAGAATGATTTTTGATATATCCTGTTTGCAAGGTCAGTGTCATAAGCATAGGCGGCGGCCTGAATCGGGCTTGCGCCTTCGAGCATCAAGGTCGGGTGCGGGTACCGGAAGTCGACTATTTCATTCGCCGGGAAAACCCGTTGCTTGCTGCTTCCATCCTGGGCATGAACGAAAAATTCATAATATCCGATCAATTCACCGTTATCGCCGGGTAAGATCCGTTGAAAATTCGATGGCAACAAGGGCATGATTCCGACCGGCCTCCCCGCGCCGTTAAGCTCTAAATGCCAGAACGCCCGCCCGCATAAGTCAAGGTGCATCATGGCAAAGACAATCATCATGCGACCGTTCCAAATCTCATTTGGCCGTCGCATGAGGTCATAAAACGGGTGATCGTCGACCGTTGCGACCTCGTTTCCGCGCTCATACTGTAAATGCCACGGAACCGTCGAAACCCGGTTTTTTATTGCGTTAACGCACTTATAAACATGATTCTGATAGCTCTGTAATTGGCTTGTGACATTGCCCAATTTCGTTGAATCGCTCATATGAGAAATCATGGTGAACCACATGCCCCGGCCGGGCCCATTGATCCCTCTTGAAAAAACCGATGACAGGAAAGACCTGAACGCGGACGGCTTCTGAATGTTGGCTTGTGCTATGGCGGTTCGTGATCTCATTAGAAGAATTGGATACCCCCGTCATCGGCGAAAGTATATGTCAAGGAGTCCCATTCATCCGGCGAAAAACCTAAAAGTTTTTTCATTGTCGGCTTGTCCATGACCTTGATTTTACCCTTGATGATATCGTATGTAATAACCAAGATTGACCGCTTTAAGTCTTCACCAGGCGGCAACATGGCCCCGGTGTCTGTCCTGAGCCATTCGCGTGTCAACCATGCGAGTTGATCCCGTAAGTTTCCGAATTCGCCCTGTTCCGTCGTTTCCGTCGGTGAGCTGGCAACCATGAGTTTATTAGCGTTGACACCTTGACGGCCAAGATATGGGGCGCTGCTTGCGCCAACTCCCGTACCGTCCACATTGACTTCGTCGATTTTATGCCGTCCATCCCGTAAAGGTTCCCCATCGTCATAGTGATCCGCCTTTTCTTCTCGCTGAATCATATCAAGAAAGTAATCGGCTGACCTAAGCGGGTCCACTCCGCCCCATGTTTCGATTGGCGGGACATACCCCCCATATCGAAAACAAGCTGCGTTTAAATCGTCGCCTTGATCGGCCACATCAAGCCCGGCCTTGGCCTTGACGCCGACCGGCGGGACATTGCCGTATTGAGCGACATAGGCGTCATACCGGGCGCGCGCTCGATTATACCAGTCTTTTGAAATAAGCTGATTTGACCCTTTAGCCGGATATTCGCCCAGGACCATATATGAACAAGCCGGGTCGGTGACAAGCCGTTTTCCGGATGGCAAAGGAGGGAAATCCATCCCTTTTTTATCAGCCGCCACTGACCCGACAAGAAAATCGGGGACAGTGAAAACGCCTTCAGTTTTTGACTCGCCGGGCTTCAACTCCCTGGACCATTCATTTAATCGTCTTACTGTGATGTCCCGCGATACAGCCCCGCCCGGAATAACCTCTTTGCCGGTGATGACGTTCGGGTGCTCGAAGGCGCTTAACCTGATAACATTGGCCTTGCCCTCCGTGATGTATCTGTGAGGCGTGCCGGTTTCAGACCTGGGGTTTAGCAAGATCAAGAGTTTATTATTGCCGCCCGATTGGCATGACTCGATACCCTTGTAAACCGGGTCACTGACCGCGTCGCCTTCATCGACGATGAACATTTGATTGGCTTCATGTTTCCCGCTGAATTTCGCTTCCTGAACAGCATCCGTTCCGGTCGCCGGGATTGTCAACCCAGTTATAAACGATTTCGGGTTCCGCTCGATGTGCATGTCTGTCGCTTTATCGCTCTGAAATAATTCGAGGTGTGCATAATAGAGCATCCAGAGCTCGCCCCATAGTAATAATTTCAGGTTCTTTTCAGGCGGCGCGGATGTCATATAAACGCTCGACTGCAGGAAGCATTTAAAAAACCAAGTTGCCGATCTGGTCGCAATCCATGTTTTGCCGACGTCATTAGCGGATAAAACGATTGTGACGGGATAGTCACGGACGGATAAGAGGATTGATTCTAAGGCGGGAAAAAGCGTGGTTTCGTGGAGGACGTCGGTACAAAAACCGACAGGATCGGCCTGATATTTAGAGAAGTCCGTGAACCCTTCCAGTTCACTGACCTGCCGTTCCAGCTTTTCTTTAAGCGCGATCTTTGCCGATATCGGCCAGTCGCGCCATGAGCTTTTCGATGGATTTGTCAAGCTCTGCAATGTTTACCTCGATGGGTGCGTATATGCCTTTAACCTTGGCCGCCATGTCAACATATCTTCGTTGAGTTTCAAGGGCTTCGACTTCGACTTCTTCAATCACCCGGCCCTTGTGAGCAAAGAACTTTGTTTCTTTAGCTGTCATTCCGGCCGCGATCCGGCCCTTGATGTGATTGTCGCTTAAATGATTTTCAACCAGCCATTTATCAATTTCCTTTCGGAATTTCTTATAATTGGCCCTGCCGATAGTGCAGAACGATTTGTCGTCTTTGCAGCTGTATCCCGCATCCCTTGACGCCTGGGTCAGTTTAAAATGGGTTAAATAGGCGGCAAGCCATTTCCTCTGTTTGGGTGTCTTTTTCATAATGAAACCTGTGATTCCTTTTATTATCAGGGGGTTTTGGTGCGGTTGTCAAGGCGTCGGCTGGTGTTTTGAGTATGCAAGTAGTATGCAAGTAATATACAGGTGAGTATACAAATCACGCAAGTAGTATACATTGGTTATTTTTTTTCGAGTTTCTCGCGAATCCATGAAGGGTAGACCGCAATCCGCCGGCCGATTTTAAACGTCGCGATCTTATTTATCTCAATAAAATCCTTAGCGACACGGTTGCAGCACTTGAGATATTTCGCGATCTCCCTCCAGGTTACCAGCGGCTGTTCGTGTTGTTCGGTCATCAATGAATCCTCTCAATCGTCGTCATATCGACAACTTCATATTTCATTGGCCGTTCGATCCATTTTTGTTTTCTGGTTCTGGTTTCCATTGATCATTTTCCGAAACCCAACAATCACCCTCATGGAGCCACCACACATGCCTTTCTGGCATTCTTATTCTCCAGTTCTGCTTATCTGATTCCCAGATATGGACGGCCTTATCCGGCGGTGACATGATTGCGTTAATATTTTCTTCTAAAACCTTCCCGGCGGCGTCAATAGGGTTATCTCCCATCAATAAATTGACTTCATAGAGCCCTTGCGATGCCCGATCCTGTGGAATGTAATCGCTATAATCCGTTATTTCATACGTGATTACTTCCGTTTTGCCGGTCCTGTAATTATGCCATGACAGTGATTCCCTGGCGGGTGCAGCCCGCCCTAAGCCCTCCAGGACATCAACCCGCCCCTTTACCACTGTAACCTGGTCATACAGGTCGGCGAACTGCTTTTCTCTGACAATTCGCCCACTGCTTGCGATGAGATAAATACATAACCCGCAAAGCATGATACTGATAATATATAATCCTGTCCTTTTCATAGTCTCCCCCTTTTTTAAACCGCCCCGCCCCCAAACAACGGCGCGACGTCCTCGAACTCAAAAACCCGACACTCGACGATAGTCCGCGGGTTGCTCTTGTCGTGGACCTTGCGCGACCCATCCCATGACAGAATCTGCTTGTCGTTGATCCAGACAATACCCTCCAGACAATCACCCACTGATTCGATCATGCCGGAAAGGTCAGGTTCCGGCCCCTTGTAATATGCGGTTACAGTGACCTCGACAGGTGCGGGTGTCGGGTCAAGGCGGCCCATCTGGACACAGGCCTCAGCCCTGGCGGTCGCTTCCCATATCTTGTATGCTTCCGAAGGAACAGAGATATGCCGACGTTTCATAGTCTTTCCACCAATCGGGATAATTCGCCTTGAATTTTTTTTGCTCCGTATGCTGCCCGGTAGAACGACGGTGATCATGGGTTTACCTCGTGGGGTTCGGGTTCCGTGTTACCCTTTATTCATTCACAACCCGCAATTACAAGGCGGATATTCCATTTCTTCAAAAAGAAATTCTTGCTTTTCTTTGACAACTTCGCTCAATATCTTTTTTCCAGTAAGCCCAAAGGGTTTCTTGCCTATTCTTTTCCGATATTCCATGCTTCGAGCCTCAAGTTGTTCGGCTTTGCAAAACAAATCTGGGTGAACCCTTCGTAATTTTTTCCATTGTGCTGCCCTCTGAAAAGGGCATATATAGCACCCTGATTTCATCGGAATAGGTAAGCCATGGTCTTTAATAATTTGTTTACATCCATCACGATCAATGCCTCTTTCGATCAAAGGAAACCTGTTTTCAGCGCCTTTAAAAGCTCTTAATTTAGCCCTATGTGCCTCATCGATTGAAAACCCAATGTATTGAAAACATGGAATATCAACATATTTTTGAATGACTCTGACTTTAAATTTTGCCGTACAAAATCTAATCATAATTCCTGGCACCATTTCATAAAGCCAACAATAATCATAAAGATCGTTGAATATTTCATAATACCAGCCATTCCGGGCTTTTACCCATCCTCCGACCTCCGGTTTTAATATCGTGATTGGGAACCTTTCAGCCATCATTTGCACACATTTGTGTGTTTCCGGCCAATCACAACCATGATCCACATAAATGGTTTCAAACTGTTCACCCTCATCGTAGAGCAATAAAAGCATTGCAGTTGAATTGACACCCCCGCCGTATGATAGATAATTATTCACAAAAACCTCAATATTTTTTCTTAATTGCCGCCTTGGTTTTAGCCGCGTCATACTTCCCACGAATCGACGCATGGAAAAACCGGCCGGCACTGGCCGCCGCCTGAAAATCGGCGAACTTTTCTTTCGGAAACCTTTCATACGCATACTCAGCCCCGCCGACGAAACGAACGTACAGACGCTCGACAACTTCGTCATAGCCGATTGCCGCGATGTTTGATGAGTTGACCTGTGTCATTCCGAACTCTTTGCTTTCTATGTTCACTGTCATGGTATCATTCC